CCTCGTGCGCGTAGTGCCTGACCCCTTTGCAGCAGAGAAAGACAAAGCAGACCTTGCACAAACTGAGCAAACCAGTGAACTTACACGCATGGAAAACGAAGCACAGATGTATGGGACTGAACAAAACACTCTCACACATCGTATGCAAGCCGACATGGCTTCTGACTCTTGGATGTCAAAGAATATTCGACCAATGACGTTGATATTCTTGCTTATCGCTTACTCAGGCTTTGCAATTGCATCGATCTTTGAATACGAGACACGCGGTGCATACGTTGAATTGTTGGGTCAATGGGGTATGCTTGTCATGTCCTTTTATTTTGGCGGTCGCACAATGGAAAAGATTGCTGACAGGGTGAAAAAATGAATCTGACTGAACACTTTACGCTTGAAGAACTCACGCACACCGATCACCGCGAACTGGAGAACACGCCCAATGAAACTGAACTTGCAAACATTCAAAGACTGGCTGAGTTCTTGGAAGCAGTCAAAACTGTTCTTGGCGGTAAGCCGATTATGGTCAACTCTGCGTTCAGATCAAAAGCCGTAAACGACGCAGTAGGCAGCAAAGATTCGTCACAGCATCGTGTTGGTTGCGCTGCTGACATTCGCGTGCCTAGCATGACCCCTGATCAAGTGGTGCGTGCTGTCATTGCGTCTGATTTGCCTTATGACCAAGTGATACGCGAGTTTGATCGATGGACGCACATAAGCATTCCAAACGTTGCTGGTGCAGCACCTAGCAAGCAAGCACTGATTATTAACAAACAAGGCACTAGGTTATTCGCTTGAGTGCTTCTGTTGTCAAGTCGAGCAACTCATGTTCGCTGATTCCGTAATGACGTTCAAAGCCTTTGTGACCGAGACCATGCACGCCAGTATTGCCTCGATGATGCTCGGGGCATAAACCGATGACAGGCGCGTTGTCGCGTTTTCCCCCAAATCTGCGTATGTGATGAATCTCACAAGGCGATTGACCAAGCCCCAAGTAATGGCACAAAATACACCCTATTGATGCAATCTTGTCATAAGTTTTGCGCGTATCTTTGTTCATCAAATTTTTTCAGTAATGTCTGAGGCATCGAATAAAAAGAACCATTCCCAACGTCACGAAGAAAACTGTCGTGAAGTAATGTTGCGCTTTCAATCCATCCGACAATCAAAACGTGAGAATGATGAATTTCAGTCAAGACAAAAGCGTCGCATGGCTTTGAAGCAGACCAAGCAACGGCATTGAGATTTCCCCCGTAAGTTTTTGCGCACTTGACATCTATTAGACCAAGTTCGGGTGACTCTAAGTCTGCACCGAATTTTCTGAAGTCGCAATTCATATCAAAAAACAAGTTCAGCATTTTTGCAACTGAGTACTCAGTCAGCACGCCAGTGATTGACATTTGCTCACTGTCAAGCGTTGCGTCTTGTTTGCGTTCTTTGCCTTGCTTGCTGGTTATAAAGTGTCGATATTTGCCGACGTAATTGCAAATTGCGATTTCGCTTGCTGACAAATAAACTCTCATAGTATGACGACCTCTTTTGCTTTACTCATGATTCGTTGCTTTGTTTTAATGATGTACTTTTCGTATTCGCTGCGTGAGATGCTTCGACGTTGCAAGTCGTGAAATTCAAAAACGTCGCGCAGTGCTTTTATTCCTGTTCCTGATAGTCCCATCCGCATCGTGCTCTGATAACGCAGTGCAGCCTGTTCTAGTGCGTCCTGTGCTTGTTTGCAGTACGGCAGAGCCTCAGGTCCAACGCCATCGAGTGCCATGACTTCGGAAATGTTCATCATGTCGACCAATTCTTGCCAATCTTGAACAGTGCCAAGACCTTTTGTCATTGCGTCAAGTGATGCAAGTTCAGTCAATCGAAGTTTGTCAAGCAAATGCTCTTGTGTAATACCCGCGCCAAGTATGGCATGACGTATCGGGTCAATAAGTTTCCAATGTTTACGCTTGGTTGTTTTTCTCATGGCTCGTAATCCAAGCCTAATTCACGTGCGTTGTCTGCTTTTTTATCTAAAGCGATCTGAATCAATGCCGCCTGAAGCCCTGCAAGACCACCGACGCGTTGATCTTCAATAAAGATTTGAGGCAAGCCACGCACGTTTGGGTACGCAAACTCAAAGGCTCGACGCACCTCTTCGTCATCCATGTTTTGCTCGATGTATCGCAGATTTTTAGATTTGAGCAATTGCTTTGCTGACACGCAATTTGGACAGCCTTTTTTTGTATAAATAAAAATGTTCACAATGGTGCATCCTCAAAGTTGTCAGGGTTAAATTTTGGTTTGCGCTGATCTTTATGCTTTGGATTTGGAAATGGGGGAAAGGGCCAACTCATGACGTTGCTCTCCCTTCTGCGCGTGCTGACGACTCAAGACTTCGCCACACCTCAATTTTTGCCTCTGCTGCAATCATGAGCCAACGCAGACGTTCGCATTTAGAGACTGCTTGCTCAAGTGCAATCAAATGCGCTTTATATTCAGGGTGCGAGTATGCGTAAGTTTCTTTTGCAGACTCAGTGCGTTCACTAGATGAAGCCATGAGCGTGGCTTTGACTGTCTTGCGATACTCAGTCATGTACACAACGTTTGCCTTCGCCTGTGCGTATTCTGACGCGTTGTCGCGTATGAAATCGAGTGCTTTGAATGGTGAAATGTCTTGTTCTGTCATTTTGCTGTCCGATTTGTTCTGTTTTGTTTGAGATTACGACCACTGATTTTGCGATTCCAGCATGGCTGACACAACCATTTGCTGTTGATTTGCACGCCACCTTCGGGCGGTTTCTCGCACTCACAGCCGTTGCACAATTTCAGTTGATGCGCAGGCGTTGCGTATCCGAGCGTGATAGGGTCAAACATGATTACAACTCCTGAACTGTGATTCGATATTGCTTGCCGAACATGTCAAGCACGTCAATTGTTTTTGTTGTCGAGCAAAACTCGCCATATTCACCAAGATCGAACTGAATCTTGCTGACTTGATCGATCAAGTGTTCAGTGTCTCTGTTTAACAACGTTTGATGTATTAGAGTGGCGATGTAATCGCAGTATGCAAGTTTCAATGTTTTACTCATCATGATTTCCTTTTTAAAGATGCCAACAATTCACGTTCGGCTTGGGTGGGTGGTCTGGTTGTCTTCGCGTCTGCTTTGATCTTTTCAAGCGCAGGGTCAGGCGTTTTGCTTATTGGCACTGTCACGCGTGCAATGTCAACAACGTTCGGTTTGCTTGACTTAGTATTACGAACCCAATTACGCCATGTTGCAGCCCAATCAAGTTTCACGCCTTTTTGACCCGCTTGAGCAATCCAGTAATCTTTGAATTGATCAGCAACAAGTCGCACGTCCAAGTCAGGTCGTTCTGCCTGTGCCCACTCTCCCAATGATTTTGTCAAAACCCAATCTTGAGAGAGGCGCGAGCCTCGCTGTGGCTTTTTAATTGTGTCTTGTGTTATGTGTTCTGTGTTATGTGTAGCATTGCCTTCGGACTGCGTTGGCAATGCGTTCGCATCTTTCTTATTCCATCTAGCCTTTGCTGATGCGCTTGCCTTTTCACTTTTTTCACCAATTTTGGCAATTTCTTTATCTGCCCTATGGTGAACCCAACCATTTTCGGTGCGTTCGAAATACTCTTGCAATACGATTGCTATGCTTTCGATATGCGAACGCATACGAATTTGCCTTGAAACTTCGGCTTCATCAAGTGGAATTGGTGTTTCGTGAAGATAGTACCAATCAAGCAAACGCCTGTAGGCCAAATCTTCTATGTCAGAAAGATGCGATGTGTGACTTTGATAGTCACCAATATTAAACTGGTAATAGTGCATACCACGCCCCAAAATTACCCCCTCAAAAAAGAAACAGTCGGCAGGCGGGGGGTGTTCGCTTTTCGGTCTGCTCATGACTTCAGACCTAGCCGTTGTTTCAAAAAATTGTATCAAAGAATCATCAGCGTGTGTAAATCTTTGCGTTCTTCATGTGTCATTATCCAATATTCATGTTGTGCCGCATCTTTGTACCAATGGTAAAAAACCAAGTGATATAGCGAATCTTTTAACGATTCGTTTTCAGTAGCAAACGACATATGTTGCAACATAAATGATTTGTACTGCAAATATCTTGTGATTTTTTTCATTTGTATTTCCTCAAAAAAACCTTTGGATGTGCCAATTTGATTGATGCGGGTATTCCCCTAGTTAACCAGTTATGAACCCGTTGGGGTGAATTGATGCCGATGCGCTTGGCTACCGCGGTAGTGCCGCCCAATAGGGCTATCAATTCCTTGTCGGCTTGGATTTGGTCTTGTTTCGTCATAGTTGCATCATAACAACATTTTGCAAAAAACAAACAATCTGTTGAAAATAATTTAAACAAAGCGTTGACGAACACATTTAAAAATCGCTTATACTCTGTCCATGCCCCGAACTTCTTGGGGTCTTAAAGGAGAAACTGAAATGACATTAGGCGAAACTTTAGAAACATTCCTTACCACTAACAAATTTGACAATAGCGACCGTGAAATTGGTTTTGTTATCGGTTTGCGTGATGACACGGTAAATTTTTACGCATGGGTTCAAAACACGCGCAGGGTTAACGGCGAATGGAAAGAATTTGGCGTTCGTCAGCGTTCTAAATGTTTTACTAGCCAAGAACACGCAACCAATTGGGCTTATGTTGAAGCGGGCAAACGCATTTCACGCGTTCTTAAAACTAAATAAACCAAACGGGGGCTTAGTCCCCCATCAAAGGACAAAACAAAATGAAACAAAAAATCATCACCACAATTATTGAATGTGCCTTGGCTATCGTCATTTTTGGCGGTTGGGGCGTAATGTTGGCTTGGAGGGGTTAAACATGAACACACGATTTCTAAAACGCGTTCGCGCCATCTTTGCCGCCTACGATGCACCGCCTGAAGTTATCCGTTCCTATCAGCGCCAATGGGTGCGCTCGGTTCGCCGTTTGGGTAATAACTGGTTAATCGCAAAACAAGTCCAAAGGATTGAACAATGAAACAAATTGCCACGGCATTGGTGCAAGCGCAAAAGGCATTTGCACCCGCTTTAAAGAACGCCTACAACCCGCATTTCAAAAACAAGTACGCTGACCTTGCCGCGTGCGTTGAAGCGGTTATAGACGCGCTAAACAATAACGGCATTGCCCTTGTGCAAATGACGCGTGAATGTACGGGTAGCGTTATGGTTGAAACTATTTTTATTCATGAATCAGGCGAAATGATTAACTGCGGAAGTTTGCAATTTCCCGTTGTTAAGAATGACCCGCCCGCGTATATGTCGGCATTGACCTACGCCCGCCGCGGTTCGTTGATGGCGGCTTGTGGAATTGCACCTGAAGATGACGATGGCGCTATGGCAACTATCCCTGCAAAGAATGTTGACGAAAGCGCCCTTATAGACCACTTGGCGGCTATTGACGCATCAACCGACCAAGAACAATTAAAAGCCGCCTATAAAGCCGCTTTAACCGCTTGTAACGGCAATTCTGATTGGCAGAAGAAAGTGATTGCAGCAAAAGATAAAGCAAAGGCCAAACTATGAACAAAGAAGAATTGTTAGACCACTTTGCAATCAATGCAATGACCGCGCAAATACAAAAGTTTGGGATTACAAATCCTTACACATTAGCGCAAACATCGTATCGCATGGCATTGGATATGTTGGACAACCGTAGGCGCATACACGCTGAATGGAAAGCAGATCAAGAACGCCAAGAACAATATGAAAATTCTGATATTAAAGATTTAAACCTACCGATTCGGTACGAACGATGTTTAACTTCAGAAGGTATTTGGACAAAAAAGAAATTGTGCGAATGGAATGAACGCGAAATTCGCAGAATTCCTAATTTAGGCGCAAAAGGTCGTAAATTGCTACAAGAAGCAATGAATGCCGCAGGTTTAAAACTGAAAGGCCAAGAATGATTGAACAAGGTACGCCCGAATGGTTTGCCGCCCGCTTGGGTAATGTCACGGCATCCCGCGTTGCTGATGTAATTGCCAAAACCAAAAGCGGTTATTCAGCATCACGCGATAACTATATGGCGCAATTGATTTGCGAACGCATGACTAACACCGTTGCGGAATCGTATAGCAATGCGGCTATGCAATGGGGTACAGAAACAGAACCATTGGCACGCGCTGCATACGAATCTTATGCCGATGTATTAGTTGATCAAATAGGTTATGTTCCCCATCCCGCAATTAACCGCGCAGGGGCTTCCCCTGATGGCTTAGTAGGTTCTGATGGCCTGTTAGAAATCAAATGCCCAAACACCGCAACGCACATTGAAACATTGCTTAGTGAAAAAGTACCTTCAAAGTACATCACACAAATGCAATGGCAAATGGCTTGTACCGGTCGCAAATGGTGCGATTTTGTATCGTTTGACCCGCGCCTTCCCGATGGCTTGCAATTGTTCGTAAGCCGCGTTGAAGCATATTCAGAATACATTACAACGCTTGAATATGAAGTAGAAATGTTCTTAATTGAACTTGATAACAAAATTTTTAAACTGAAAGAAAGATTGAATCATGGCAACTAAATTAGACCTTATCGCGGTAGTCGGCGAATACACCGATGCCCAAGGCCAAAACAAAAAACGCTTTTCCAAAATTGGTACGCTTTGGGATAAGGGCCAACAAGGTATCAGTTTAAAAATTGACCACATCCCCGTTAGTTGGGATGGTTGGTTAAGTGCTAAACCGCCGCTTGAACCGCGCACACCGCAACGCCAAGCAGCGCCAATGCCTGATGATTTGGACGATGTACCATTTTGATGTTGGGGTAGCGCCCTAACCAAACTTGGAAACTGTAACAGTATCGGGATAAACAAGTTGGAAAGCATAGACCTAATGACTCGCTATAGTTCCCCGTACAAATCTAGATTTGGTAGCGGATATGTCCAATAGCAGAATACTTAGGTAATTCCCGACCAAACAAAGGGGGGAAAACGGGTAGCAATACCGGACGAACGCTAGTACCCCCACCTTTATAGGACACTACAAAATGATTGATTTGTTTGAAGCAGAATATTTAGCCAAGATACGCAAAGATTATTTAAAAGTCTTGCAAGGCGCGGGGGGCGATTGCCCATGTTGCGATAGGCATGGCAAATACAACGGTTATTCAATAACTAAAACCGATGCCAAAGCCCTTGTGTGGATTTTTGCAAATGGCGATAAACATGGTTGGGTGCATATGCCAACCCAAGCGCCGCGAGAATTCATGCGGGCTAAAAGTTTTACAAACTTGCGCTATTGGGGCTTGATTGAAGCACACCCAAACGATAATAAAGAATTTAAAGGTTCGGGACTTTGGCGCGTTACCAACAAGGCTTTGAAATACATGGCGGGCGAAATGCAATTGCCTAAAAAGGCTTTTGTATTTGATAGAACGCTAGTAGGCTTTAGTGAAGAACAAGTTTACTTTGAAGATTGTTTCAAAGATTATTTCAACTTGCAAGAAGTTATGAATTCACGATTTAATAGGGAAACAGTATGAGTTACGCAAATGTAGAAATGAAAGTTATTCAATGGGGTGAAGCCCGCGGCATTGTGCAAAACAGTACACCCTTTGCCCAAGCATTAAAAACCCAAGAAGAATTAGAAGAATTGTTCCAAGCAATCAATACCAAAGATGTAGCCGCAATGAAAGATGCCTACGGCGATATTTTGGTTACGCTTGTAATGGGTTGCGCTTGCGCTGATTTAGATTTGGTTGAATGTTTCAAAGGCGCATACAACGAAATTAAACACCGCAAAGGCTATTTAAACAAAGATGGCATCTTTGTAAAA